TCTCTGGACCAGTACATCATGACGCTGCCGGGCGTGAAGTATATGACCCGCTACATGGACAACATCACCCTGCTCGGGTCGAATAAGAAGCAGCTGCACAAGGCACGGAAGCTGATCGCCGCATTCATGCAGCAGCGGCTCGGCCTGTCCATGAAAGCAAACTGGCAGATCTATCCCACAGCAAAGCGCATGGTGAGCGCGGTCGGCTACCGCTTTTCCCGCACTCATGTCATTCTGCGCAAGCGGAATTTCCTGCGCTTCACCCGGCAATGCCGCCGCGTCAAAAAGCGGCTTGACGCCGGAAAGCCTATCATGTTCGCCCAGGCCTCCGGGCTACTGAGCCGCGCCGGGCAACTGAAGCACTGCAATAGCCATACAATTCGGGTGAAGTACATTGACCCGATTGGAGTAAAACATCTGAAGGAGGTCGTGCGAAATGAGAGTAAGAGGCGACAACGCGCCCAGCAACGCATTCTCGCTGGAGGAGCAGCCTAATAAGCCGGGGGTAGCCCTGGTACGCTTCTATGAGAACGCCGAGCCGTTTGAGGAAAAGCGGGACGAGCTGACCATCAGCGGGTGGGTGTACGACGAATATCACCTGGAGCTGAATATGTACGACGGCCTGAGTGAAGACATCCTCGGCAACTATGCCGGTTATCTGGCGCAAGCCAAGCTGCACGAGGCGGAGGGCAAGACGATCCCCTCCCTGCAGCAGCAGGTAGCCGACCTGGAGACCGACAAGGCGGCATTGACGGAAAAGGTGACGAGCCTTGAGGGGCAGGTCACCGATACGCAGATGGCGCTATGCGATGTCTACGAACAGATCGTCGCCGTGACATCTACAACAGGAGGCGCGTAACTGATGGCGAGCAATTACATGGTGAAGGTCTACGCAGACCTGATCCGCAAAGGAAAAAAGACGATTGAGGAAGTTCCCGACCAGCTGCGAGCAGCCGTCCGGGAAATCCTCGAAAATAGCAAGAATGGAGCTGAGGGCTTATGAAAAGCCTTCGGCTCCTTCTTTTATACATTCTGATGGGAAAGGAGGTAGCAGTTATGGCAGTTGTCTACGCGACCCTGATCGTCAAGGGCAAGAAGACCATCGACCAGGTTCCGAGCCTGATTCGGAAGCAGGTCGAGGAGATCCTGGCAGATCTCGAAGTCACCGTCTGACCACGGCATTGATACGGAGGGCAGCTCCTTTGCGGGGCTGCCCTTCTTATCACGCGCAGAGGAGGATTGAGAGATGACGCTCAAGGATATTTTGTTTGGTGGGGGAAGTGCGCTGTTTATGCTGCTGACGCTGCTCCAGCTCGCCCCCATCAAAATCAATCCGTGGTCTGCAATAGCAAAGGCTTTCGGGCGCGCTATCAACAGCGAGGTCTTGGAGAAGGTCGGAAAGCTCGAAAGCGAGCTGCAGTGCGTTCGGTCTGGCATGGCCGAGGAAAAGGCCGTCAACTGCCGGGCGCGCATTCTACGCTTCGGCGATGAATGTCTCCACGGCGAGCGCCACACCAAAGATCATTTCGACCAAACGCTCCGGGACATCGCCGCCTACGAACGATACTGCGAGGATCACCCGGAGTTTGAAAACAATGTAACAGAGCTGACCAGTGACCGGATCAAGACGATCTATCGCCGGTGCTTGGACAGCAACGACTTTTTGCAATAAGGAGGAGTCACCGTGAATTTTCTGGATATGGCAAGTATCCGGCTGGCCGTCGGACTGGTGCTTCTGATCGCCGCCAATATCGCCCTCGGCTCCATCAACGCCATTATCGCCTGCGAATGGGATCTGGTAAAGTTCCGCAACGGCTGCATCAAGGGCGGCGTGATCGCTCTGGCGCTGATTGCGGTCTACTTCGCCGGGTACCTCAACCCTGATCTGATGGTGGTGGAGGTGAGCGGCCAGACCGTGAATCTGATGACAGCGGTGTCGCTGGTCATGCTGGCGGCGTTCACAGCCTATGCCGTTGACGTGATCGGCAAGCTGAAAGATATGCTGCTGACCGCAACGCCCGGCACAGATCAGACGCCGGCCGCGCTGCCGGAGGAAAAGACTGATGAAGATGAAGCCCCCGACGCCCCGAAGGAGGAATGACCCATGACCACTATTGAGCGAGTGATCGCCACGGCCAGAGCCGAGATTGGCTACATCGAAAAGGCCACCAACTCCCAGCTGGAAGACAAGACTGCCAACGCTGGCAGTGGGAACTGGACGAAGTATGCCGCATTTCTCGACGGCCTCGGCGTCTACAACTTCCCGAAAAACGGCTACGCCTGGTGCGATATGTTCGTTGATTGGTGCTATATCACGACCTTCGGCCTCGGCGTCGCCATGAAGATGACGAATCAGCCGATGGGCGGGTACGGCGCCGGCTGCACTCAGTCGGCAGGCTATTATCGTGCGGTCGGCCGTTTCCACAAGAGCAACCCCCAGCCGGGGGATCAGATTTTCTTCACCAACGACGGAGGGAAATCCATGTATCACACCGGCCTCGTCGAGAAGGTGTCCGGCGACAGGATATATACCATCGAAGGGAATACCTCCAGCGCCCCCGGCGTCGTTCCGAACGGCGGCATGGTACGCGACAAAAACTATTCGATCAACTACGCGCAGATCGGCGGTTACGGTACGCCGGACTGGTCGCTCGTAAAGGAGGAAGAAGATATGGCAGAGATCACTCAGGACAAATTCAACGAAATGTTCAAGGTTGCCATGAATGCCTACCGCGCGGAATTGCAGGACAATGACTGCGGCAATTTCAGCGCGGACGGCCGGAAGTTCGTTGAGGAAACCGGCCTGCTGGTCGGCGGCAGCAAGCTCCCCAACGGCGAGGCGAATTTCATGTGGCAGGACTTCCTGACCCGCGAGCAGTTCGCAACCGTCCTCTACCGCTTTGCCCAGAAGTTTGGGCTGAGCTGATGGCAAGGCGCAAGCGCAGAGCCGCGAAGAAGCGCAAGGTCGAATGGAGCAAGGTCGTGTGCTTGCTGGCGATGCTGGCCGGTCTGCTGATCGTTCAAGAATGCCTGTTCCTCATGTATCTGTGTATCAAAAGCGGCTATACCGCCGCAGCTGCATGGCTTACTGCCGCCACCGGCGTTGGCGAGGCAATCATCATCGCCGGAGCAAACGGCTACCTCTCGCTTGCGAAGTCCGACCACAAGCGCGGCGGGATCACCTTTGAGGCAGCCAAGGCAAACAACTTCCGGACCGACACGGAGGACGACGGCAGCATCGACAGCCCCGCCATCTGAATACCGCCCACACAATGAAAGCCCCCTCGCAGGATTTTACCGTCCTGTCGAGGGGGCTTTTTCTATTTTCCGGCGCTTTCGCGTTTACGGGGGCGCAGGAGCGTTTTTCGCATTTGGGTGGGCGTCTACCCTCCCACGCCGCAAAGGTGGTGTTGCAACTCGCCTACGGCGGCGAGAGAGGTGCTTGCGCGTGGCCGCTGCGCTTTCCTTTCAAAAATCCCATGTGTCCCGCTCCGGAACGAACTCAATGATCGTTCCCTCCGGCACAGGGTCGCAGGGCTCGCCGTCAAAGGCGTTGCCCTGCTTCGTGCAGATGTCTGCAGGTCTGCTCCGGCGCGGGTCGACATCGACATAGAGCTGACCGTCGCACTCGTAGACGGGGCGATCCCAGCTGTCGCGGCCTCTGTGTTCCAGCCGCAACACTGGCGCGGCACAGAACTCCTCGTAGCTCATGTGACCCTCCGCTTTCATCGCGGCACTGGCAGCAGCCAGCTCCTCGGGCGTCCAAGATTTGCTCATATCAGCACCTCTCATATTTCCGTTCGATACTGCGCATCAGATTCAAGACATCCTGCGCGAAAGGATATTCGCCTGTGTTATCCCGCACGACCTCTGATAGAAAGCTTCGCAGCTCACGCCAGCACTCTGTGTAGAACATCAGCTCGTCGTCACGCTTCACACTCACTGCCTCCTTCCACCATGCGCCAGTTTCCCGGCGCGGCGACGATAGCCCATGCGGTCAGCGGGGTGCGGCTGTCCATCATGTCCTCCAGCGCTTCCTGCATCCCACAGGCATCGCAGATATAGACGGTGGCGCGGCGGCTCAGGGCGTTGTGCGTGACGCTCTCCGAGTCCATCGTCATCTTCCCGCAGCGGGGGCAGGCAAAATGCCCGCCCTGCTGCTTCTTGCTGAACTCAGCAATGAGAACTCGCGCCAGCGTTTCCTCATGTGGCTCGATGCTCTCGATTTCCCATACATCGCGGCCGTCGATCCGACCATCGGCTCGAGCCTTTTCCTGCGCCTGCTGCTGATCTGCTGCGAATACGGCGGCGGTGATCCGCTGGCCGTTGTCACGATTGCGATAGGTGACCGTCCAAAACCTGTTCTCCATGGTGTACCTCACTTTCTGTTGTGCAGTTCCTCGATCTCGTCGAGGGTAGCGAGCCGGACATCTAACTCGTCGATCATCTTCTGACAATGACCGGCTATGTCGTGCGCCTGCCCCTCCAAAGCCTTCTCCTGCATCTGGCGATAGTTTTCCTTTTCGGCGATGACGCCCTTGCGGGCCCAGCCGAGGATTTCGAGATAGGTCATAGCTGCTCCTTTCTCCCCGTCGTGCCGATAGGTCAGCTTCTGCTTCACAGCTTGCAGAGATCCTTAAACTCGTTTGCGATGTTCTCGATGATCTGCGTGGTGCTGTAATACTGGGTCACATTGTCGCCCTGCATTGCGGCGTCCATGAGCATCGAGAGAAATTCTTCCGCATCCATGCGGTCGATGATGATTTTATCGTCCATACTCGTTCCTTTCACTCAATGGCAGCTTCGATGCTGCTGATGACTTCCTCCAGGTTATCTACGGCTTCGGAGAGGTTGTCGCAGGCCTCGTCTGCCTTTTCATAGCGTTCGCTCTCCTGCATATTCTCAGGGATATTGTCGCGGTACTCTTCCTCCTCGGCCTGGAGATCTTCGAGACTGCCCTTCAGCTCCTCCAGCTGGTCGATGATGCTTTGCAAATTTTTGCGGCGGATCTTGTTCATGGTTAGTCCTCCTCCCCATAGTCTTCTTCAAAGCGGCCCTCGGTAATGCCGCCGTAGGTGTAGCCGTTGTCAAAACTCAGATAGACCGGCGTATCTTCATCGTACTGGGCGAGGAAGTTAATCAGCTCGCCGGCCGTCATCGTTCTGCGGATCTGGTCGATGCCGTAACCTTCGCGGAAAGTAGAACAAATCAGCTTTTTCATTGTCGGCGCTCCTTTCTCAAAATCTGAATACCAGCCCTTTGACCTCGCGGCGGCCTGATGGATCGTGCAGCGGATCGCGGGTAACAGTTCCGACGCCCTCCAGATACGCGCCCTCGGCTACCAAGGCGTGGACACTTTCCATGAGCGCGGTGGACTGATCTGTGACGATAATCTCGTCAATATCAGCTGCGGTTAATGCAGCAACGAATTCTTTCATCACGCCGTCCTTAATCTGACTGCCCCATGGAAGCGCTCTGACCTCAAACATATCGGCTCGGTCTTCCGAGCTCTGCTCCCAGCTCCGGTATGCGTAAACCTGTCCGCGAGTGGGGTTCTTCTCCGTGTCGCGGAGCTTTTCAAAGTATTCCTTTGCGGTATCTCTGTTGAGCGTATCCAAAATCTCCTGCCGGATTTCTTCGGTGATATTGACCTTCATCTTGCGTTCCTCCTTGATTTTTCTGCCTTACTCGGTTATAATCAAGGCGGCGGGAGTAAGGCTTCCCGCTCGCCTTTCGGGGTGTTTGAGTAGCGGCGCTTTAGCGGGGGTCGCTACTCTTTTTATGCCTTGACCTTGCTATCTCGCACGATCTTTGCGGCGGTAGCCGGGTCGTCGGCGGTTGCTTCAATCAGCTTTGCGATGTTCTCTAAGAACTGATTGAGCTCGGCGGTTGTCATCTCGTCCAAGTCCTCACTTCCTTTCGTAAGAGGCTTTCGACCTCTGCCTTACGAGTATATAGTACACCATTTTGATTTACTTGTCAATGGTTTTGATAAACTTTTTTGATTTATTTTCAAACTTTTTTAGTTGACAAGTCCACTCTTTTGATGTACTATGTGAAGTACAGAAAGGAGAGTGCATATTGTGTCGGTATCGGACAAGGTAAAGGGGCTGCTGGCTCTCTGCGGCAAGAAGCAGGTCGACATGGCTGCAAGCTTCGGAATGAGCAAGCAAACGATGGGAAACAAGATGAATCGCGGGAGTTGGTCTGCCAACGATCTCGCAAAGGCTGCGGAATTCTGCGGCTGCAAACTGGCGTTTATTATGCCAGACGGTCAGCAGATCATCATTGATGTTGAGGAAAAAGAAAAGGCCCCGGGCGAATGAACGCCCGAGGCCTCGGAGCAGGCTTAACGCTTGCTATGTATATCCGCGCCGGTGCGCGTCTTGACTCTGGTCTCCTTATTTTCCTCTCGGATCATCAGGTCTGACAGCTCACACCCCAGCGCCTCACAAATAAGATCCAGATGCTCCAGGTTTACCCTTTCTGCGATCTCATGGTACAGGTCATTGATCGTCGAAGGTCGAATGCCTGTTGCCCTTGCAAGGTCAGCTTGTGACCACCTCCGCTCGCCAAGCCGGGTGGACAGTAAAATCCTAATCATAGCCATGCTCCTTTACGGTAGATTCTAACAACGATTTTAGAATCTCGCTGGATTTTGGTAAATTATAACGAAATCCGTTATGGCTATGAAAAAACACAAAGAGGCTACCGCGCAGGAACAATCCTGTGCAGTAGCCTCTTTTTTATTCTTCCGCGTCGAGCGGACAGACCAAAACGAAGACTCCGCCGACCATATAGATTGCAGAGATAGGAGCAGAGCCAGGCGACCTCTCGGTTCGTCTGGCTCTGCTTTGGTGGAAGGTGGTGGATTCGAACCACCGAAGTCATAGACGACAGATTTACAGTCTGTTCCCTTTGGCCACTCGGGAAACCTTCCATATTCGATTACCAGCTTGATTGGAGCTGGTGGACGGACTTGAACCCCCGACCTGCTGATTACAAATCAGCTGCTCTACCAACTGAGCTACACCAGCATTTCATCAAGTCGTCTTGTCTCAGCGACTTATTTAGTATACCCCACGCCGGTGTATTTGTCAATAGGTTTATCCGAAATTATTGCATTTTATTTTTCCGGTCGATCGAATCCGACACCTGCTGCAGAACAGTCAGCAGTGCGCTCGACAAATCCGGATAACGCCGTGCAATCTCGCTCGGGGCGAGCGGCATCCGCCGGATATTCTCCTGCGTCAGACCGCAGCCTTCCTCGCCGTTGGCCGCCAGACGGATTTTCAGCTCATGCTCCTTCATGCGGGCATCGCACAGGTACTCGAAGCGATCCTGCGGTGCGCGGAACACCGCATCCACACCGGCCGGGTCGGCCATGTAGAGATAGCGGTACACCTTGTAGATCGCAACCGCGAAATACGACTCGATCTCGTGCGAAAGCTGCTTGCTCTCAAGCGATTCGGCAACCTGCAGCAGCAG